AACGCAGTAGAAACCACCGCGGGGTCGACCCCCGGCCGAGCGCGTAATCGGATGCCCCGATCATGGGGCAGCTATGCACTCCCGAGTGAGGTCGACCCCGCGGCAATTCTTTGGAGGTGGGCGCTTGCCCAACTGGCAGGGAAGTGACCGGCGCTCTCGCCTGCCGGCAGACTGGGATCAGCGCCGGCCGCCGATCTTCAGGCGCGACGGCCATCGTTGCACTCACCGGGATGGCGATGGCCCGCGTTGCACAGAGCGCGCCACAGACATCGACCACATCGCCCCAGGTGATGACCACTCCCCCTCGAATCTGACGTCGCTGTGTTCACGTCACCATGCGCGAAAGTCGTCCAGCGAGGGCGGCAAGGCCCGCGCTGCTCGTCGCCGGCAGGTCAACAGTCGCTTCCGCCGGCACGAGGATCACCCCGGCCTGCTGTAGTTACTCAGCCGCCACAGCGTCTCGACCGGGCCGACCTAGCCATCGGCTTGCGCTGTGCTTACGGGCTCCGGCCCGTTTCTTCCTTGTCGTGGCGGCAAGTGCTTCTGGTGGGGACGCCCACGCGAGGAGCGCACGGAGACTTAGCTCAGCGGCAGAGCCCAGGGCTCATAATCCTGCGCGCGAAGGTTCGAGTCCTTCAGTCTCTACGAAGTGTGTGGGCGGCAAGAACACTTCCCCCAAAACTCCTGCCGCAAGACCCCCGTGCCCCTCGTGAGCACGGGGCTCCTACTTTACAAAACAGTCGCCGGGAGGTGCCCAGTGCCAGGACCAGTTCCCAACCGCTCGGCTGACCTCAACCGGCCGCGCGAGCGCAAGGGCGGCGATAACGCCGCCGTCACCAAGGGCGTCTCCCTGCCGGCCACGCCATACAAGCCTGATCCCGAGTGGCACGCGATCGCGCGGATGCTGTGGGACTCGCTGGCTGTCTCCGGCCAGGCCGAGTTCTATCAGCAGAGCGACTGGGCCTTCGCCTACTCGGTGTGCGAAGACCTCTCGATGTATAAGAAGCCGACCGTCAGCAAGGACGGCGAGGATTACTACAAGCGCTCCGGCCAGATGCTGCAGACGATCTACGCTGCGTTCGAGCGCCTCCTTGTAACCGAGGGGGATCGTCGTCGCGTGCGTATCGAACTGGAAGAGCAGGGCGAGGAAACAACGCCCGCGTCCGTCACCGCCATCGCCGACTACAGGGCCGATCTAGGCGTCGCCTAACCAGCCGAGCGAGGTGATCCCGTTGAGCGTTGACGCCAACGCGGAGCCCCTCGTCCCCACTCGACTGAAGAAGGAACCGCCCCTCACGGTCGAGCAGATCATCGAGCTGGAGCACAGCTTCTTCGGTCCCACCTGGCAGCGGAACGACGACGGCTCGTGGTGCCTGCCCGAGCACACCCTTGGCTGGCAGATCGCCGGCTGGTGCGCCGAATATCTCCTGGGCGAGGCGCTCGACCCCTACGGTCGGCAGCTGCCTTGGAAGTTCACGAGGGAGCAGCTCCGCTTCGTCCTCTGGTGGTACGCCGTGGACGAGAGCGGTCGCTTCGCCTACCGCAAGGGCGTCCTCCAGCGCATGAAGGGCTGGGGCAAGGACCCGCTGCTCGCGGTGCTGTGCCTGGTCGAGTTCGTTGGCCCGTCGCGGTTCTCTCACTGGGACGACGAGGGTAACCCGGTTGGCATCGCGCACCCGCAGGCCTGGGTCCAGGTGGCCGCAGTCTCGCGCGAGCAGACCAAAAACACCGTCACCCTCTTCCCCTCGCTGATGAGCGACCGCTTCATCAAGGACTTCCGTATCAAGGCCGGCTCCGAACTCATCCGCGCCAATGGCGGCCGGCAGCGTCTGGAGGCCGTGACCTCCTCGTACCGCGCCATCGAAGGCGCGCGGTCCACCTTCGTCGTAATGAACGAGACCCACCACTGGATCACGGGCAACAACGGCATCAAGATGTACGAGACGATCGACGGCAACGTCACAAAGAAGGACTCGCGCTACCTCGCGATCACCAACGCCTACCTGCCCGGCGAGGACTCGGTTGCGCAGCGGATGCGTGAGGCCTGGGAGAAGATCCGCGAAGGCGTGGCCGCCGACATCGGCTTCCTCTATGACTCGATCGAGGCCCACCCCAAGACTCCGCTGACGCCCGAGGCGCTCCGCATCGTCATCCCGAAGATCCGGGGCGACGCGGTTTGGCTCCAGGTCGAGACGATCATCAAGTCCGTCCTCGACCTCACGATGAGCAAGTCCCGCTCGCGGCGCATGTGGCTCAACCAGATCGTCGCCGAGGAGGATGCCCTTTACTCGCCCGGGGATTGGGACCCGCTGACCGACAGGACGCTGGAGCTCCAGGCCGGCGACGAGATCGTCCTCGGCTTCGACGGCGGCAAGACGGACGACGCCACCGCCCTCGTGTGCATCCGACTGCGCGACCGGGCGGCCTTCCGACTCGGCCTGTGGGAGTGCCCCGAGGTCGACAAGCGATCCCGAGATGACGAGGACACTCCCCGCTGGGAGGTGCCTCGTGACGAGGTGGACTCCAAGGTTCACGAGGTGTTCCAGACCTACACTGTTCTGGCGTTCTACGCCGACGTGGCGCTCTGGGAGTCCTACATTGGCGACTGGTCAGCGACCTACGGCGAAGGCCTATCGGTCAAGGCGAGCGAGCGAAGCGCCATTGGCTGGGACATGCGGCAGTCGCTGCAGCGCGTCACTCGGGCGCATGAGCGCCTGATGCGGACGGTCCTCGACGCGAAGCTAAAGCACGACGGCGACCTCAGCCTGCGCCGCCACGTCCTCAACGCCATGCGGCGCAGCAACAACTACGGCCTCAGCTTCGGCAAGGAGAGTCGCGAGTCACCCCGCAAGGTTGACCTCTATGCCGCGCTGATGCTGGCACACGAGGCCTACCACGACGTCAAGACCCGGGGCAAGAAGCCCAAGAAGCAGCGCACCGGCCGCGGCTGGTTTATGTGACGGTGTGCAAGTTTGACCTACCCAAAGGATGGTGAGCGTGGCTAAGCCCTCTCCCAAGGCACTTGCCGAGCTGTTGCTTGGCATTCTCGCCGCCGACCGGCCGCGACTGTTGCGACTCGACGACTACCTGCATGGCCGGCACGACCCGCCCTACATGCCAGATATGGCCGATGCTGAGTACAAACTACTGGCTAAGCGTTCGGTCTCGAACTGGATGCCGTTGCTGGTCGGGACTCCGAGCCAGGCACTGTATGTCGACGGCTTCCGCCGCGGCGGGGCACTTCGCCCCCGGCCTGAGCACCACGCGGTTCCCGACCTGGAAGTGTCTGGCACTCCGATTGACGCCAAGCGGACGCCTGAATGGGATCACTGGGAGCGCTCGCGCCTCAGCTCTCGCCAGTTGGCGGTTCACCGCGGCGCCCTGGCCTACGGCCACTCCTTCACGCTGACACTGAAGGAGCCGAAGGGCGTGACCACCAAGGGGCTTTCCGCGCTGCGGACCTCGGCGGTGTTCGAGGACGCGGCCAACGATGACACTCCCTACGCTGCGCTGACCGTGACCGCCTGGGCCAAGGTCGAGCCAGAGACCAGGGCCACTGCCCGAATGTGGGACGGCTCACACGAGTATGCCGTCAGCTTTAAGACCCTTGAAGACCTGACCACCGTGCGGGTTGTCCGCGTTCGCGCGCACGGTGCGAGCGAGTGCCCCGTCACCCGCTTCGCGGCTTCGGTTGACCTCGAAGGTCGGACGATCGGCGTCATCGGTCCGATGATCCCCTTGCAGAACCGGATCAACCAGACCGTCTTCGACCTTCTGGTCGTCCAGTCCGGCGGCTCCTTCAAGGTTCGCTGGGCCAGCGGCATGGCGCCGCCGATCGAGCGAGATCCCCAGACCGGCGAACCGATCCTTGACGAGCATGGCAACCCGAAGCCGATCCGCATGAACTACAACGCCGCAAAGATGCTGTTCGCCGAGGACCACGAGGTTAAGTTCGGGACGCTCGATGAGACTCCTCTCGGCGGCTACATCGAGTCGATCGACATGAGTATCCGCCACCTGGCCGCGGTGTCTCAGACGCCACCGCACCACCTCCTCGGGCAGATTGCGAACATCTCGGCCGAGGCCCTGCAGGCCGCCGAGACCTCGCTCCTGCGCATGATCGAGGAGTTTCGCAAATCGTTTGGCGAGAGCTGGGAGCGAGTCTTCCGCCTTGCCGCGGAACTGTCCGAGGACGACACCTCTGCTGACGACTTCCATGGCGAGGTGCTGTGGCGGGACATGGAGAGCAAGTCTATGGCCCAGGCCGCGGATGCGCTCGGCAAGCTCCAGGTGTCGCTCGGTATTCCGGCCCGTGGCCTGTGGGCGCGAGTGCCTGGCGTCACCCAGCCCGAGATGGAGGAATGGGAACGCCTGGTCGAGGAACAGGACGCGGCCGGCACCATGGCCGCCGCCATCAAGCGGGCAACGCCGGACCGCCTCCCCTCGCGGGCGGCGCCGCCGGCTGACCAGCGGTGACCACAAGGGCAGATGAGGCTGACGGAGCCACTGCCGCATTTCAGATTGCCCTGACGTCCATTGGCGTCGAGCTGGTCTCTGATGCGCTGGTGCTCTGGGACGACGTACCGCAGCCAGGCCAGCCCGAGAAGGTTGCCGGCTGGGTCGACGAGGCGGTTCAGTTGGTGATGGGCCGGCGCACCCTGGCGGTGCAGCTGGCGCTCGCCTACTACCGCCTCGTTCGGGCACTGCGGACCGGTAAGACGATTGCCGATCCGCGGACACTCGAGCCGAAGTACGTCACGCTCCAAAAGCTCCGCTTCGAGTTCCGCCAGCTAGCGGAGCCCAGGCTGAGCGAGAGGTACCGGCAACAGTTCTTGCCGCAGCACCAGGCAACATCTAGCTCCCCGCCCTCCCCTAATCCGGGGACTGGCGGGGCTTTTCCCAGCAATGACGACCTAGATCGCATTCTCGTAGAGGAGATCGAGGATCTCCGCGAGAAGGAGGAGGCGGACGCCCAGGCGGCGGACGACGAGCTCCGGATCGCAATCGAGCAGCTAGGCATCAAGAACCGCGACGCGCTCTACGACGACATCGACACGAGCCGGCCGTCCAGCGAGGTGGACCGGGATCGTCTCGCCGCGCACGACAAGGCCGGGGTTCGACAAGCCGCGGCCGGCGAGCGGATCGCAATGAACGGTGGCCGAAGCGCCATCTGGAACTACCACGACGCCGACCCACGCTGCATCGGCTGGATCAGGGTCTCCCTGACCGGCACGCCCTGCGGCTGGTGTGCGATGCAGATCTCCCGCGGCCCCGTCTTCAAGGGCAAGTGGTCGGACGGGTTTGAGTATGCGGACGGCGATAAGTACCACGATAACTGTCATTGCGTGATGGTGCCGGTGTTCTCCCTGGAGGAGTACAGGACTGGCGACCGATACGCGCTGAACCGTGAGTACGAGGCCCTCTGGCCCAAGGTCACCGCGGGCCACACCGGCAAGGCGGCACTGACCGTCTGGCGCCGGTACATCAGACAGCAAGCCAAGAGCCGCGCCCAGGAGGCGCCGGCCACAACCAATGCCCAGGAGGCGTAAGTGAAGATCCACCCCACCCCCGAGCAAGAGTCGTTCATCGCCGAGCTGTTCGCCAAGAACCGCGCGAAGTATGGCGACGCCCGCATGGAGGACGCCCCGCCCGCGGAGGTCCCCCCGGTGGTGGAGGGCGAGAAGCCCCCCGTGGTAGAGACGTCGCCCGAGGGCACACCCAAGGAGGAGGAGCTCCCCGAGCACTGGCGGAAGGAGCTGACCAAGGTCCGCGGTGAGGCTGCGCGATACCGCACCTCCCTGCGCGAGACCGAGGCCAAGCTTGCCACCGCCAAGACTCCGGAGGAGTTCGCCACCGCGGTCGCCGAGTTCCAGACCCGCAACGCGGAGCTGGAGCGGCAGGTTCTCATCACCAAGGTGGCCGGCAAGCATGAGCTGCCGGCAGACATCGCCGTCCGGCTGGTCGGCAACACCGAGGCCGAGCTGGAGGCGGACGCCAAGAAGCTGGCCGGCGTGCTGGCTGCCGCCAGCGGCCCCGCCAACCTGGAGGGCGGTCTCGACCCGTCGCTCGACGAGGACAACGAGATGAACCCCCGCAAGCTCGCGGAGAAGAACGCGCCTCGCCGCCGTCTCTGACCGCCGCCCCCCCTGCATTCCCCGATCCCCTGCACTTTGCACGGGGTTCCACTTCCTACGCCCTGGAGGGCCTAAGTGACCACCGAAGAGCACCAGATTGTCAAGCCGCAGAAGCTCGTCAACACCGCCGTTGGCGTCGTGGAGCGCGAGCTCGTTCTCTCCCGCCTGATCGCCCGCGAGGGTGTCGACCAGTTCAAGGGCGCCGAGGACGACACCGTGTCCTACAAGATCGAAGGCGTCCTGCCGCACCGTGAGTACGAATGGCGCAACGACCGGGCGCAGCCCATCCAGTTCGACGTCTACAAGGAGCGGAAGATCGCCGTCTCCTTCGGTGGCAACACCTACTCCGCGGTCAAGCTGACCGACGAGCAGAAGGACTTCGACCTGCCGGACTGGGCCAAGCTGCTCACCCCGCAGGCCAAGGCCGTCGCTCGCGGCCTGGATCACAAGGTGCT